CCCAGATAACGATGATTTCTGGGAAGCAAAGGACTCGAAGTTGATCTCATCGGGGGAAGTGCCGTAAATCGCACAAGACAAGGCAGTCAGGAACGTCATCCATTTCGCAAACATCATCTCATTGAATTCGACACCGAATTTCTCGAAGGCGATGCGTGCATCAGGGTCGGAAGACACCATGATGGGCAATGCCCACCGGTTGTTGATGCCTTTGACCATCGCGTTCCAGAGCCGCCTGAATGCCTCTATCTGCTTGGTGTCGTACTCGCCGGTCAAGTGAAGAACACCATTTGGTATCGCGTTCTCATCGAACCCCTTGGCGTTGATGGTCATTGCGTTCAGGAAGCCGGTTACCACCCTGACCAATAGCTCAGGCTCACCGAGGCCGTACCCGCCCACCTTGATATCGGTTCTGGGGTTGCGGACCTCGTAGATCAGGTTTTCGTAGGTATAGGCAGCAACCGGCCGCATATCGACCAGCTGAAGGGCAAATATTTCATCGTCGCCTTGATACCCTTGCTCCTGGCACAACCGAATCGTTGCGCCGTCAACCGAATAGAACCCGGACATCCCCAGCCCGGCGGCGCGCTTGTATTCGACTTCAATGGGGGAGGCATCCATCGTCAGGGTGTCGCGGGTCAGTTTCGCCAGGAAACCTTGAAAGTTGTCTCGTTTGAGCCTCTTCCGCATCCGGGGTCGTGGCTCATCGCCGCAGTTGTTGATGAATCGGACGACCTCTTGGGCCTGTTTTTCGTCGGCCTTGGTCATCTTGTAGGCGGGATCGCGGTGGCGGATCACGTACCCAGCCGCGTCGAGGCTTTCCCGGGGGCGGGCAAAGCTGGACACCTGACGGATGCGGTTCATCACGATGGCTGACAGGATGGGGGTCTGATCGACCATGGTGCGTAGAGTGGTGTAGCCGACCGGAGCTGGTTTTTCGTAGTAGTCGCCCGAGGCGAAGATCCCAAAGCGGTCGATGTAGGCGGAAACGGTGCGGTTTTCTTTTTTGCCTACCGATGCATCGTCCAGCGTCCTTGATGCTTTCAGCATCTCGTTGCTGAACTGTGCATCCGTCTGGGCATCGCGAAACATCTCAGCGATTTCATTGGCGAGGACGGATTGCTCCATAGCCTGCTGGAGCGTCCCTTCCGCCTTCATGAAATCGATTTGTGCATCGTATCGCTCGTCCGCCGGGGCGCCCGGGTTTAGAGCAGTTTTGATTGGCTTGTCGGCGGGCATGGAACCTCCTAGATGAGGCCCCATGGTGGCGTCATGACGGCTTGGCTTGGTACAGCAGTTCACCTCCTATCAAAAAACGGGCATGCCGGATCCTTTGCCGCAACCATGGCGTTGATTTCCCCGCACAGCATGGTCTCCTCGCCGCAGTGCTCACAGTTGCCGCAAATGGCATTTCCGCCAAGGTCGACTGACTGGGTACTGATCAGCCCAGCAATGTGCCCGGGCAGGCCCGCAAAGTCGTTCGCGACATTTCCCACCACCGCCCCCGCTGTAGCCGACGAATCACCGCCTTCGGGGAGAATGAAAGTCGAGGTGCCATAGGCCCGTGCCCACGCCACGTCACACAGCATGTTCGCATAGGCGAAGTGGGGGTCGATCCCGACCTTCATCACCTTCCGACGCTTCTTGCCGACAATCATCTTTTTCGCGCCTGACCCCTGCTCGGTGGTCGTGACCACCAAGGCGACTTTGGTGAAGTGGAGGAAAGCCATCTCCTTGAGGATGGCCGACATCCGGCGCGTCCCCTTCTCGACCACCTCTTGAATCAGCCCATCCGGATCGGGGAACAAGCAGGCACCACTGGACAGCCTGGCAAGGGCCACCTGCATCATCTTGTACTGGTCGATCACCACGGTGTAGCGGTCGCGGTCGTCCTCTGCAATTTTCCGCTTCGCCTTGGTCATCTCGGTATCCCCCCACCTCACCATTTCCCCTTCGATGTCGGAGTAGGAGGCCAGAAAAACCTTGCCTTTGTGGCGTTTCGCGAACCGTTTGGCGTCGTTGTAATTCGGGAGAGTTTCGACCACGCAAACCTGAACGCCGTAAGACGCCATCAGCTCGTCGCATCGTGCAAACGGGTCGTCGTCGTAAATAGCCTCGACGTGGATCGTCGCTTGATGACCATCCGCCAAGCGCTCTTTGATGATGACCACGTTGAACGCGCCCATCTGGTCGATCCCCATGAGCGTCCCCCGGGCTCGGGTCTTCCACACCACCCCACGGCGCATCCCTTCAACGGCAGCAGCGTTGAGCATTTCCAGGTTGACGGGAATCTGAGACGGGTCTTGGTAGGGGATCCCGAGCTTGCGGTTGTAGAAGTTTTGAAGGTCGTCGGCCTTCCTGTAGGACTTGATTATGTCTTCGGCCGAAACGGTAGAAGAAAGCACCTGGGGGAACTGCCACGACGGGAACTCTCCGTCCGGATTGTGGGCACGCCATTCCCCATTGTTCGTGTCGGGGATGAAGGTCTTGCAGACCTGACATTGGAATTGCCACCCTGGGGGGAAATTTTCGTCCTGCCTTCCTTCCCCTGTTTGATCGCCGTTGTACTGGATGCAGGCCGGGAACTGCTGGATCAAAACCACGCCGTCGTGGCACCCGCACCTAGCGTGGAAATGCCGCTGGTCGCCCATCTTGAACCAGTAGTCGATATCGGCATCCGGCCACATGGCGGTCGATATCAACAACGCTAGCTTTACGATCGATGCCGACATCCGCTCGACGACCTTTTCGACGTCTGCCGGGGTCATCCCCTGCACCTCGTCGAATGTCACCACGTCCAACGGAAACGACTCGGTCACCATCCGACCGGAGGTCCACAGGAACAGGAATCGACTTGCACCCATCGTCCTGGTTAGGACGTTTCCCTCCTTTGAGGCCTTACCCCTCCCCCCAGACTCAACCACCAGCTGCTTGTATGCGTCGGGGATAGTGCGGAGCACCGGCATGAATCGCTCGGAGCTCTTGTAGCCGGCCAGCGACCTGTCGGGGACATAAAGGCCGATCGCCAACGGCATCCACTTCAACCCAATGAAGACCGAATAGAGGAGCTCCATAACCGTAAGGCCGGTCTGGGCCCCCTTCATGATAACGTATGTCCCTTTGTGGGCCTCTTCGATGGTCGATGGGAGAGAAGCGTAGATTTCGCGCAGTGCGGCACGCCCCGCAAAAGTGAACGCCCGGCCGTCGACCTTCAACCCCTTGGTAGCCAGGTCTTCAACCCACTCCAGAAACGTTGTTTCTGGCGCGATTCCTCCGGATTCTTCCAGCAATGCAAGGGGGGAGATGCGGTCAGACAGCTGGGCAACGAGCTCATCTAGGAGGTCAAAACGTTTTGGGTTGAACGCCATCAGTTTTGCTGGGTGTTTAGCGGGGATGCCACGAGGGACAAAGCGATTCCGTCATCGGTCGGCTCGATGCCTGCGTGGAGATCAACAACACCTTGCCGAACCAGCCAATCAAGCACATCAAGAGCGCGCCAAATGCCTGTGCCTGAATAACTCGACCCGAGTGGTCCAGACAGAGGGCAAAAAAGGCGCACCGTTGAGGTCTCCGGACCAACCCCCTCAAGGGTCATCCTGATGTTACCGTCTCCAGCCAACGCCAATGCGATTGATGCCAGCATCTCGTCGTTTGTTATTGCCGCTGCCGGTCTTACAAAAATAGGCCCTTTGCGGTGTCCAGCTTTCTCCTCAACCTTTGGTATATCCGCGCTTGGCATTCTGGTGACTCCAGCTCAATTTCTCGGAGGATAATTTCAACCATTTCCCGCTGCTCCTTCACCTCCAGGTACAGCTTTGCTGCGTCCACCCCGGCGCTCAGTAGTTTCGCCTGAACCGTGACACTCTGAAGGTGGAGCTTGGTGTTTCGGATCCGACCATCGGCGCCCTTTGAGTGCTTGATTGCCTCATCGCTCTCGCCGATCAACCGGTTTAACCGGCCGATCAGGTCAATCGGCTGGTGGGGGATGATGTCCTCCTCCACAACTTGTCTGGTCTCGCCCTCTTCGCCGCCGAGTTTGTCCGGCCTCGTCGGGACAACCCCGAGATACTTCGGCTTCCCGCCGGCGCGGTTTCGGGTTGCCATCGCAAATTCGCTGCGAACATCACTTGCCCACCGGTATACCGTCCTTTTGTCTACACCTTTCAGGACGTAACGGTCCGTTATTTCGCCGAACGGGGCGTCGGGACCATGGGTCTCGAACCACTTCAAAAGATCGGCTTTCCCGGATTTTCTGAGGTCCTTTTTTGACAGGGTGACAGTCATCAATCCACCACTTCAGTCTCTACTGGATGACAGCATTCTGTCCGGGCCGTCAAATATTTGGCCTCCCCTGACAGTTTTTTTGTCCGCAGCATCGCTGGGGATACTCAGATGGCACATTTCGGCACGATAGACACTTCCGTCACGACGCTAAATGCGTCAACTGCTGTGGTCTTTTGACACTTAATGCCCGCATCTTTGCCACTGGGTGTCTTGGCCGCGCAAATGCATATATCTGTTACTATTTTTCCCTTTGTCACCTCCCCACAATTGGAGCATTTGACAAAAATAACCCCCATTTTTTTGCCACTGAGAAGCCTCCCGAGACATTTTTGACAAAGGTGATCCTCTAAACGCCATTTCCCATTCCACCTCCCAGGCTTTGGATGAGCAGAGACGCACTGATCTTCCTGACCGTCAGCAGCACCTCGATCGAAAAGTCCGGTCTGTTTCATTCGGATTCACCCGGGAGGGAAACCGTAGGGGGGAGATCGAGGTATCGAAGCAAAGCGGCCCACGCCTCCTCGCATCCAAAGCAAATCAGCACCTGATTGCCTAGGGACAGCAAGCTTTCATGGACGGCTTTCTGGTGTGGTAGAACCCGGCCATTTGCTGAATCCTTCATCTCGATGTACAGACTGAGATAGCCGCCACGCCCCACGGGCAGGTGATAATCGGGCATTCCCTTCTTCACCCCCATGCGCTTCATGACCTTCCCAGACCCTGTCGTCCTCTTACCCCCATTCCCAATGTGGTAGAGGAGGTCCAGCTCCGGGTAATCGTCTGGTGATTCTTCCAAGTGTTGGTTGCGCTGCCGGATCAGGGCCTCGCAGGCGAGTTGTTCGCGCCTCGCGCGTGGACGATCCTCGCCGCCTGGGAGACCACCGAAGCGGTCGAAATAACCAGCCTTGCTCCCGACGGCATCATGCATGGGCGTGCTTTCTGATCAGGTTGGCAATCTCTCCTGAACTCACGAGGGCTATACCGAACTTGGCCTCGAACGACACGAGATGCTCCGGGGTCACCGAGCGCATCGAGCCGATGCCAAAAATCTCCTTCACCTTCTCCCGATTCCAGGTGGAGTAGAGCCGCACACACTCGGTGCGAATCACCTGAGGCGTAAGAGGTGGCTGCCCCCTGTTGTTTCGCACCGCATTGATCGCAGCCTGCCACTTGGCTGGATCGCTGATTGTGTGGATGCCGACGTTTCCGGTGTGGTAGTTGAATTCGAGGGGGAAACACCACAAGTCGGGCACTTTCAGGCTTGCGCCAGAACCGAGGGTGAGGTCGCGCAAGTGGTGGGGGTGCACCGTGTCCCCGATAACACCGGAGACAAGACACGGCTGGGAAGCGACCCATTCGCGGTACTCCCTGCACTCGTCACCACCAGCAAGCCGTTTCCACAGTTCAGGGTTACGCCAGACCTGGGCTCGATCCATGGCGCTGGCAATCGCACCGCCGAGTTGTGGCCCTACCGATTCTCTGGGGGAATGTGCCTTCGCCTGCCTGCTGCCAGGAGCAGGGGGCGTCACCACCCCCTCTGCAACCCTGGCCTTGGCTTCGATCACGACAGACTTCCCAGGGTCGGAATCCATGAAGCATTGCCACGCCTCACGGTCGACCTCGAACTCGACGAGATAGATGGGGCCATCCTTCGTCTTCCGGCTCTTCGGTTTCGGGTTGCGCAAATCTAGGTGGAAGAATTCGCCGGGGAAATCCAAGGGGTTTCGACCGTTCATGGCCCCACCACCCTATTGGGGCACTCGGTGGCGCCGCACCCGTTTTCGTCAACTCCGCCGCAACACGACTCGCACCCAAGAACGACGTGGGGATCGCCAATGGCGGAGCGGAAACGGGCTGCAATCTCCTCCCATTCCACGACCAGGATGATGGCAACCGCCACGGCTATCGCTATGAATCCACGGTTTTCGGTCATCATCTTCACCCCGCATCGTTACCCTATGGGTACCACCATGGACAAAAAAACACGCTTCACGGGCCCACGACGGAGCCATCTCCGTCCCAGGTGAATTCGGGCAATGGGAAGTGGCCGCAGCAGTGGCAACAAAATGTTCCGGTGAAGAACGACGGATCGCGCGCATAGGTCTCGGCGACAGGCGTGCTCATCGTCGTCAGACCACCGCACTTGCCGTGGATGTAACTGTACCGCAATGGCCTCAAGAAACCCTTGGCCCTTTCTTCCTCGGAAAGGACAAGGTATCCATTCTGTTGTCCGTTCTCCCTGATTTCTTCATAGCCAGGGGTTGGCTCGCTCCCATCCGCCAAACACGTCTTGGGCTTCTCTTTCATCGCTTTGCACTCCTTCTCGGCAGCTTCGAGAACACGTTGCAGGCGGCCTGCGAATTCGTACTCAACGTGAGACGCCAAACACCCGGGGGTGATTGAGGGGGTAAACCCCGAGTATCGATACCCATCGGCATCGAGATGCTTCGCGTAGATCCCCAGCTTCCAGTCGTCGATAACCACAAGAGCCTTCATTTCAGACCTAATTTGTTGTAAGGAGCCAGCAGACCTCAGTCCCAGCACTCATTTGGTGTCGACCGACATCCTGGGTACCCCCACTGGGCGAAGTTCTCCCGGTCCTTCGGCTCCAGGCACGACAGAAACTGTTGCAGCTCTACCGCAACCTCTTCGTCGGTCATGCCGTCGAGATTTCGACAGTTGTCGACCGCCTGGACAATCTGTCGGCAAAACTCAGCTTTGTTCATCACCCCCCCCTTTCGTTTTACCGATGTTTTTTTCCCTCCACGCCCGAAACCTCGCAGCAAGATGCTTTCGCTCTTCCTGGCTCAATTCCGGCGCCTTCTCGGGGGAAAACCCGATGGCTGGAGGGATCGTCACTGCAACCTCTTCGCCGCGGCAGACCCTATCGATCACGACGTCCCACACGCGACCCCAAACAGCCCTGCTCCCCTCCTCTGAAATTTCCAGCCACCGCGGTTCCTGCTCGAAGGACAATTCTCTGACCACATCAATGACCGGGTGTCGCCCTTCTTTCCGAGGCTTCATCGCCTCATAGTACGCCGTCCACTTTTGGGGAAGGCCGAGATCCTCGGGGCGAGGACGACACAGGCGCAAGAACTCTTCGACGCCATCCGGTGGCCACGTCTTCCCACTGGAGAGGAGGTTTTTCACGCCTCTCTCGAACTGTGCTCGGGTTATTCCGCTCGCCTGGATGGCGGCCGACCAAGTGGCCATTACCTTGGCGGTGATGTCGTTTCCACCGAGACGCAAGGACTGGCTGAATTTACGCCCGTAAAACGACGTGAGAGTGGTAAAAAGCGCCCCGACGTCGCGGTCTCCAAGAGGAGGGGTGGGATCGTCATCATCCGACGACCTCTCCGTCGACGATTTCACCATCATCGTCGCCAAGGAATCTGCTGAGATCCTGACCACTTGTGGCTCCAGGAGAGCCCCGATACGCGCCATTTGCTGCATGCTTTCCCTCCACGGATGGTTCGTCATCAAAGCGTCGTTGGTTGAGCCACAACGCCGCATAGGGGGGGGTCGAGCCCCTGGCGAGGAGAGCGGGGCGCCGGGCAGCTTCAATCTTGGCTCCCTCGGTCGCCCTCTTGGCCACGCCAGTCGTTTTGACGTTTTCCGCCCAGGCAGCGATTGCGCCGGCAAGGCCATGTTTGAGGTCGAAGGCCGCCCAGAACCTGGCGAACGCCCACGCCGACAATCCAGTGACCTTCACCTCCCGGCGTTTCTTCCCGCCGACGATCCCGATCAACGCTGCCGACTCAGGGATTTCGTCTCGCTGGCGACCGAGCAAAAACCGGAGCCAATAGCGATTATCCTTCCCTTCCTCGCCGTCTTCGTCGTCTTCGAGGTCGTGTGGCCTCGAATCTTGTTCGAGGCGAATTTTCTGTTCGGAGCTACTAACACCTTCCCCTACTGGGGTACCTTCTTGTTGAGTGTTCTCCTTGTTATATAGAGCGTGCGGATTTTCAGGTTCTAGCGTTTCTTTTAGCGTTGTATTTATCGTTTCGTCGCGTTGATCTTGGCTTTGATAAGACTCATAGTTACAAACACTTAGGACTGTTATAGTGCGTGCGGCAGAGCGTGCCGAGGTGCGTGCAAGCGAGCGTGCGACGAGCGTGCGGCCATCAAAATCGAAAATTTCGAGCATTCCCTCGCTTACGAGGGACGCAAGAAACCCCTGAACCTTTGAGCTCGACCACCCCCAGGCGTCCATTAAGTCTCGTACCGAGATGGGCAGTTGCCCCCTCCTAAGAGGCACAGAAACACCTCTGATTTGCCGGGTGCAGTCGCCCCAAACCGCGCTGAGCAGGAGATCTATCCAAGCCTGACCACGACTGTAGGGTTTCTCATCCCACAGCCAATTCCGGCGCAGTTCCCGGTGGAGACAAATCCACCCTGACGATGGGGCACCGTTGAGCATCAGTTGCCGTCGACGTTTCCGTTGCTCAATGCCGCCTGGATGAATCCGGCAAGATCATCCGAATGGGCGCCATATCGAGACGCAACCTCGCTGAACTCCTCAATGGAATGGGGCTGAATTGCCCACACTGGATCCCCTTCCTCGGTGAATCGCTCTTCACCGTCGGAATTGATGGCCTGTGCCATGTGGCAGGTCTCGTGGAAAATCAGGATCTCTCTTTGCCGGTCGGATGCCGCAGACCACCAGTAATGGTCAATCGTCACCAAGTAGTCAGGGACTCGGCCGTAGATGTTCGCCAGCGCCCATGCGAAGACGCCTTTCAACTTGCCCTGAACCGTCGGAAGGTGGACCGTGGCAAGCGTTGCGATGCCTTGCCTGATCTCGGCGCGGTGGTCGAAGAGGAAGACTACGAAGGGGGGAGGAAGATCGAGCCTTTTAGCGTGCTCAGGCAGTGCCAAGACGCGCTCGAAATAGGGGTATGGATCGTTCTTGGGATCCAGAGATGGGTCGGGGATTGAATACCGACCGTTTCCGTCGTCAACTTGCTGCATCTGGGGCTCTCCAGGGTGTACTCGGGGCCTTTGCGACCCTCTTTGCTCCAGAGCGAAAAGCTCTTATGACCGCTTCGACCGCATCTCTGGCGAAGTAACTGACCTCACGGCAGGTGCGTCCGTCGGTTGTGTATAATTGGTATTCTGTAAGTAGCTTTGCCTCCCCAGGGACATGGCCACGCCGGTTAAATCCCCGTCGTGCATCCAAATCGCGGTTGTAACAATTTATGCAAAACGCATTCAGTAGCAGTCGCCCGGACGCCGTTTTCCCGCAGCGAATGCAATTTCTCTGTGGCAGGTGAACGGTCGATATTTTGGTATCAACGCCAGCCCGGGCAGCGCCATCCGAGCAACCAAAGCAGCGGTGCCACGGGATCGTCACCTCGGTCGTCGGATTCTTCGAGGCGATGCCCCACCAGTTGGCACACCTGTTCGGCAGGATCCGTAGGTCAGGAGCCTTGGCGCATGTGATCAGTGTCAGATTGCTTGTGTTGCTGTCCTTCTCCTCTTTTCGCATTTTCGCCACCCGTGAACCCGAAGTTCCTTCGAACGTCCTCAACAGACATGTTGAGCTGGTTATGACGCCGGAAATGCGAACAAATAACCTCGGCGAGATCCTCCGACACAGGAGCGGCACGGATCCCAAGCAGGGCGTGCCGGATGTACGTCTTCGACACGCCAGCATCGTTGCCGCGCCCCAGACCCGCTCGTTTTGCGTCGCGGCTGATCATGGTTACCGCGTCATTCCTCCCAGCCGTGGTGAGGGCGAGGTATGCGGTACGTAACTCCATAGGTGTTTCCCCCTTGTTGCGCACTGGTACTAGATTGGTACCAATCTAGCAGGGAATCCGTCGGCGCGGAAGCGGGATTAGTTGAGTTTCTGGTATCTTTTGGGTACCAATAAGCTACATCAACTCACATGAATGAGGCTGCAATGAAACATCCGGATGAAAATCAGAAAGACTCCGCGACGGGGGGGAGTAACAAACCCGTATGGATTGCTCGCGGCGAATACGATGAGGTGCTCAGGCGGATTAACGATGCCATCGCCGAGCGCGGCCTGTCTTTTCGCGAGTTCGCGGAACAATCCAAACGGCTGTCTCCACCCGAGAGGTTTCACCACACTACTTTCTCGAAGTTGGAGCCACGGGGCTCCGATGAAAAGGCTCAGCACTTGAGCCTCCAACGGATGCTGGCAATCGCAAAGCTTCTGGGGAAACACCCGTCGGAGTTTTTTTCTGACAACCCGATCTTGACCGCTCTGGAGTTGCTGAAGCCGGATGACCGTAAAGTCGTTTTAGGAATGCTAGTCGCGATGTTGCGGAGCTATGAGCGGGGGGATGTGCTGTTGGCGAAAATTCGAAAGGCATATCCACGCCTGCTGTAATGAGGCGTAGGCACAGAGTCGATATGACCTCTTCGGCCCGTATTATCGCCTGAAGGGCTGCGCCAATGGCGGCGATGTCGCCCAGGATTTCCTCGCTGTACATGGAGGACCCCTCCTCGCTGGTGTGAGTCTCAACATCCGATATTCCACTGCCTACGCTTTTACAGGTTCTGTCCATTAACTCCTCCGTGTGGGTTTGTGTTGCGTTTGATGGTACCAATCTAGTACCATAAAACGCAACAACATCGGGACCGGTTTAGATCCGCTCCGCTCCCGTCCACCTCCAACCCCATCGGGGGAACCATGGACGCCCAGCCATTCAGAGCCTCTGCAATGTCCCAGGATCACGCCGCAGGCTCGTCGGGAATCTACCGAATCCCAGTCATTGGGAAGATCCGATCCGGGACTAAACGCCTGGCCCAAAAGGCGGCATCAAACCAGCAGTTATCCGAGATTTGGAATCGGCGGTCTCACGAGGGGATGGCCCCCCGAGAAATCGAAGAAGAGATCCGCACAAAGACCGGTGCTGACGGTTTCTCCGTACCTACCAACACCCAGCACTTCAACTGTTACGCGGCCGATTTTGTCGGGGGGAAACAAACCACCGACCTGCTAATGCGGCTCTTCGGTGAGGATCGCGGCGAAGGGATCAAGCTCTACCAGTTCCCGGCAATCATTCCGGTCGATTCGTTTTCGCTCGCCCTCCCCCACAACCTCAGGTGCTGGGGCTCTACCGGCCTCAAGTTCTGGTCAGAGACCGACGAGTCCGGGGACCGGTTTTGCATGGCCCGCCAAAACCCAACCGTCGATCCGGAATCCCGACGTGCCCG